TACCACTTCCGGGTGATCCTGACTTTTTTGGGAATTAGTTCCTGAAACCAATCAATTTCTTCTTCCATCGAAAGACTTTTGAAAATGCAATAACTATTTACTGTTGATTAGCTTATAATTTAATATTATAACAAAAGAGAGGAATTTGCTAAATGTCAGTAAAAAACTTTAAGTTTGTATCGCCCGGTGTCTTTATCAACGAGATTGATAACAGTTTTCGCCCAAGAGTCTTAGAACAAATCGGACCAGTTGTTATTGGTCGCAGTCAGCAAGGTCTTGCAATGACCCCCACCAAAGTCGAATCGTATCGCGACTTTGTTAACCAATTCGGAGATACCGTTCCCGGTAGTGCTGAATCCGATGTTTATAGAACAGGCGTTAGCCGTTCGCCAATGTATGGTACATACGCTGCCAAAGCTCACTTAGAAGCTAACGATACTCCCCTTACTTATGTTCGTCTTTTGGGACAACAGTCGATTAACGCCACTGCCGGTGGTAAAGCTGGTTGGCAAACTACAACCGGACCAGCAGTAACTGGTGATGGTGGTGGTGCATATGGACTTTTCGTTGCTACCTCTGCTTCTCTCGAAGCCGGCTTGACTGCACCCAGCGGCGGTGATGCAGATCATCAAGCTTCCAACACAGGCTCTTTTGCCTTGGGTGCTATCTTCTACGCTGATTCTGGTGCTGTTCTGCTCTCTGGTTCTACTTTTGGTCAAAACCCCGGAGCTACCACAGCCGCCACAGCGCAAATTGATTTTACTAATGCGCCCACTGCCACTAACACAATTACTATAATTGCAACCGACGGAACAACCGCAACATTTGAATGCACCGCTGGAACAACATCTGCCACACAATTTTCCCGTGCAGGTGTTAAAAATGGTGCAGATAATTTAAAAACTGCAATTGAAGCTAGCACAATCGCTGCTAAAGTCACTGTATCTGCGGTTTCTGAACCCACTGGAGGAACTTTTAGAATTACATTAACTCAAGCCACTGGTGGCTCCGCAGGTAACACTGCGATAACTTCTAACTTGGCAAATGTTGATATTAATGACGGCTCCTCCGGCGCTGACGGCGCATTTACTGGCGGTTTAACAGGTCCAGCAACTGCATTTGAAAATGGTCTTACTGGAGCAATTAATACATTCATCAACTCTCAGGCTGATGGTACTTTCTCTATTGCGATTGATAGCGCCAAGGGAACTGTGACTGATGGTGTTCGCACATTTAGTCGCAAAGTATTAGAGTTCAACTTTAACGATAGCAGCAACAAGTTTATTCGTAAGCAGCTTAACACTGACCCAACATTGATTTCGGCTAACGCATCTAACTACTATTCCACTGATGGCACTGGCGAGGAAACATACTGGTTGGGTGAATCTTATGAACAATTCCTTACGGATCAATTAACTAGTGTTTCAACAAGATTGGTCGGTATTATGCTGCCTCTCGGTTCTGGCTCTGCCACAGCGCCCACTAAAGGACCTTCTCTTAAGAGAGTCGCCTCTTCGGAAGCTTGTGCCGGCTGGTTTATTGCACAGGATGTTGGCGATGCTGGCTCCTTTGATATTAACAGCGCCACTAAGTTATTCCGTCTTAAAGGACGCGGACATGGTGAGTGGTTACACAAGAATGTTAAGGTGACAATTGAAAGAATTAGACAGTCTACTTCGCTTACTGACGAGTACGGTACTTTCTCTGTTGTCTTGCGCGCACTGAACGATACCGATCAGGCACCTCAAGTTGTTGAAAGGTTTGATAACCTTAACTTGAACCCCGCATCTCCAAATTACATTGGTAAAATGATCGGAGACAGATATATTGAGTGGGATGAGCAAAACCGTAGACTTCGTGAATATGGTGATTATCCAAATCAATCGAAATACGTTTACTGCGAGGTTAATGACTCAATTTCTAACCCTGCACTGATTCCATTTGGTTTCTTTGGTCCTCCAATGTATGGTCCAGACGATTTTGGAACAGATAATGTAACTACTGGAACCGATCGCAACATTGGTACCACCGATGCCAACGTTGGTATGATTGCTATTGGTAAGGGTACCAGTAACTATGGAGCACCACTTACACACTTCTCAGGTGGTTTCCAACAAGCAACTCGTACTGATACCGCTGGTCCCGGTAGAGTTCTATTCACTCCAGTATATCCACAAATTGCTCTTGTTAGCAAAGATACAGATGCTGGAGCATCATTAAGAACAGATACCAACTTCGGTATCCGCACTTCAAGAGCAGCCGGTTCTAACCGACCTGCATCCGGTCTTGGAGATGTTCTTAACATGTTAACTGCCGACGCAGCTAACACAGATGCATCCACATTGGCTCAAGCATCCACTGCCTTAAGACCATACTCTTACATCTTCACATTAGATGATATTGTTTCCGGTTCAACTGATTTTACTTACACATCAGGTTCCCGTGCCGGTGAGACAAGCTGGACGGCACAAGCAGGAAATGATTACACATCATTGCTTGACCTTGGTTATGATAGCTTCACTGCTCCATTCTTTGGTGGCTTCGATGGGCTTGATATTACTAAGCCAGATCCACTTGCTAACCACTTAATTGGTGCTGGTGCTACCGCGCAAAGCTCGTACATATTCCACACTTATCGCCAAGCTCTTGAGACAGTTTCAGATCCAGAATTATTAGATTATGATTTGCTTGCTGTTCCGGGCTTAACTAACGAAAGCTTAACAAATTACATGGTTGATATCTGCGAAGAACGTAGAGATGCATTTGCTCTTATCGATCTTCCAAACGTGTATACTCCAACTCACGAAGGTTACCTTGCAAAGAATGCACGCGCAAACAGGAATGTTACTTCAACATCTAACGCGCTTAGAAACAGAAGATTTGATTCTTCCTATGCTGCAACCTTCTATCCTTGGATTCAAACTAGAGACGCTAACACTGGTCAAGCTCTTTGGGCTCCACCTTCAGTGGCAATGATGGGTGTTTTGGCATCGTCCGCTAAGCAGTCGGAACTTTGGTTTGCTCCAGCCGGATTCAATCGCGGTGGATTGTCAGATGGTGCGGCCGGTATCCCAGTCCTTGGTGTATCACAAAGACTCTCAGCCAAAGAAAGAGACACGCTTTATGATGCACGTATTAACCCAATTGCTTCTTTCCCATCAACAGGCATTGTTGTCTTGGGTCAGAAAACCCTCCAAGAAAGACCATCAGCATTAGATAGAATCAATGTTCGTAGATTGGTCATCTACCTTAAGAAACAAATTTCTATCCTCTCAACACAAATTCTCTTTGAACAAAACGTCCAAGCTACTTGGTCGCGATTCAAGGGATTAGTTGAGCCATTCTTAGCTAACGTTAAGACACGTTACGGTATCTCTGATTATCGATTGATTTTGGACGAGACCACAACGACACCCGATCTTGTCGATCAGAACATTCTGTATGCCAAGATCATGATCAAGCCTGCACGAGCAATTGAATTCATCGCAATTGACTTTGTTGTCGCTAACACAGGCGCATCTTTTGATGACTAAAAAACAAATCGCACTAGTTAACTTAAAGGGAGAAACCAAATAATGCCATTCTGGTCAACAGATTTTTCAAATCAAGACGAAATCTTAAAAGATCCTAAAAGAAATTTTAGGTTCTTCGTTCAAATTCAAGGTATACAAACAGACAACGGTGGTGGTCTAGTCTGGTATGCTAAGTCGGTCCAAAAGCCAACTTTCACTATGGAAGAAGCTACTCATACGTATCTTAACCATTCTTATTACTACCCCGGTAAAGTCACATGGAATACTATTGAACTTACCATGGTTGATCCCGGCGATAACCCAGAGGTTAGTGCTACACTGGCTGGCATTCTTGAAGGTGCAGGTTATAACATCCCTACCACTCCTGATAGCAGTGTGTTAACAAGTGTTTCTAAGCAAAAAGCTGCCGGCGCTCTTGGTACAATGACTATTGTTCAAGTTGACTCTGATGGAAAGCCAATGGAGACTTGGACACTTTGGAATGCATTTGCCAAAGAAGTAAACTTTGGCGGTACGCTTGAGTATGGTAACGATGAATTAACCACAATCACGATGACCGTTCGATATGATTGGGCTAGACTTGAAACAGCCGAAGTTGGTTCAGCCGCAATCTTGCGTAATAACAGATTCTTTAACGTATAACAATATAGAGGTGTAAATTGTCACGAAATAGAGATCGCCTTGGCGGCGAGGAGACTCCTTCCGCCCCAAGTGCGCCCGTCGAAGCTATGAATACAAATGTATTTTCTTTCGTAGCTCCCACTGAATTTGTAGAACTCCCATCTGAGGGCAAGTTCTATGCATCCGATCATCCGCTTTATAATCAAAAAACTATTGAGATTAAGCAGATGACCGCAAAAGAAGAAGATATACTTTCTTCAATGACGCTTATTAAAAATGGAGTCGCACTTGAAAGACTGCTTGAAAGCGTTATAATTGATAAAAACATTAAGCCAGAAACACTGCTTTTAGGCGACAGAAACGCTATTATAATCGCTGCTAGAGTCTCAGGGTATGGTATGGAGTACCGCACAGAAATAAGGTGCCCCAAATGCCAAGCAGATCAAAAGTTTGGTTTTAATTTATCAAGTGCTAAAACTAAAACGACTTCAACAATTATGAATCAGCTTGAAGATGGTGTTAGCTTAGTTAACAATGAATTTAGAGTCACTCTTCCAAAGTCAAAACTTCAAGTTGGTTTGAAGCTACTTAATGGTATCGATGAGTCATCGATTGCCGACAAAATGGAAATTAACGAGCAACAAAATTTAGATAAGCTAGTAACAACTCAGTTGTCTTTTATGATTAGCTCAGTTAACGATAACTACACTCAAGAAGCGATTGAGCATGTAGTTGAAAACATCCCATCAGCAGATTCTGCATACATCAGAAAAATTTATAAGTCTATAATTCCTAATATTGATTTGACACTAGGTTTTACATGCTCCTCCTGTTCCCATAAAGCGGACATGGAGGTGCCGCTCAATGTGGACTTTTTTTGGCCTGACCAGTGATTACATGGAAGACGTTTACGAACAGTTTTTCTTTCTAAAACACGAGGGAGGCTGGTCGTTTACAGAGGCATATAATCTTCCGATTGGTTTGAGAGTTTGGTTTGTCGAGAGGCTTATTAAGCATATAAAACTGCAAAATGAAGCCAATCAAAATGCTGCAAATGGTGGTTCTAGAACACTCACCAGTGATAACCAACCGCCAATGCCTATCGGTATGGACGTAAAATAGCTCCTAACACTATTTAAATGTAGGGAGCTATTGCGTAGCTAATATGGATGAACTTCAGAGACTAACAGAACAACTAAGGCTTGCAGAAAGCCAGCTCTCTCGCTTAGATCAAGGTACATCGGCGTACAATCAGAAATTAAGAGAAGTTGAGCGCTTAAGTAACCAAGCTTCTGCTGCCTTTAACAGTCAAACAGGATCAATGCTTGGATTAGGCAGAGCTTATGACACAATTAAAAGCAAAATTATAGAATTTGGTAACGCTATTGCGGCCGAGGCTAAAGCCTTGGACAATACTACGATAGAATTTCAAAGAACTACTGGAGCTACCGAGCAACTTTCTGAAAACATAGGCAGATTAACTGATAATTTAGCTTTATTTGGTGTAAGCTTAGCCGATGCAGAAGCAACAGTAAGCGCACTCATGGGTACATTTACAGAATTTACCCAAATGAACGCTGTTTTGCAAAATGAAATCGGTGCTACTGTTGCATTACTAAATGAAGTTGGTATTTCTGCCGCTTCTTCAGCTAAAATACTTGAGTCTTCAACAAAAACATTGGGAATGTCTGTTGATGAAACAGCAGATATGTTGGTAAATCTTCGGGCGTCAGCTACTGCTCTTGGTGTACCTGTAGAAAAATTGACACAAGATTTTATTGGCGCTGAGGAAATGTTAGCTAAGCTTGGTAAAACAGGTCCAAATACTTTTAAAGAATTGGCAGCACAAGCAAAAGCAACCGGTCTAGAATTAGCTAAAATAACTGCTTTAGCAGAAAAGTTTGATACTTTTGAAGGTGCTGCCAGCGCAGCTCAGGGTCTTAATGCTGTCTTGGGGGGCAACTTTTTAGATTCACTGTATATGATAGAAGAAGTCGATCCTGCAAAGAGATTTTTAGCTATTAGAGATGCTATTTTCGATGCTGGATATTCTGCCGAATCATTAGCAGACACAAACAATTACTACCTGAAAAAATCATTAGCAGCAACACTTGGATTGCCAGTTAGTGACTTTATGAAAATGTTGACTGGTGATGTTAACTTGTTAACTGGCGAGGTTATGCAAGCAGCATCAAGTCTAGAAGAGCTTCGAGAGCAAGCATTTAAAATGAAAGGGTTTGACGACATCATGTCAAACGTATTTAAGCAGTTTAAAAAGCCAGTTACAGAAATTCAAACTGCTACAAGAGACGCATTTGAACTTTTAACTCCTCTGCAAAAATCAATCGAAGATTATACATCAAAAGTTACCTCTGCTACAAATACTTTCATTAGAAACAACAGGCAACTTGTTGGTAATATTGGCATGCTGTATAATTTCTTTGGAATGGATGTATTTCAAGAAGCATTTAATTTAATGGAAGGCACGGCTAGTGCTATGAGCAAAACTGTTGGATTCATATTCAGCATGAAGGGTCTTATATTAGGTTTAACTGGCGGTGCTTTGTATCTCTTACATGACAGAGTTAATGAAATTAGAGCAGCGTTTCACATGGGTGGTGTTTTTGCAGCCATAGATACAGCAGTAGTGGAATTAGCTGACAAAATAAAAACTTTAATGGGCGGAGGAACTGGAACCACAACCGGTAGTGGTGGGATGATTGGCTCAATATTTCAAACAATCGTTGCGGGTGGTAAATATGCTTTCGCCGCGTTGAGAAAGTTTGTATTTGTTCCATTAGCAAATTATTTTATCAGAGAATTCTTTTTTTACGGTGATACTCTTTTAGTATTTTTACAAAATAAACTTCTTCCCGCATTATCAGGTATTGCCATTAAAGCGGGCAACATTTTTGCTAATATTTTTGCTGCCATAGTAACAGAAGTCAAAGACGCGATACCTTTTATTTATGCGAGCAAAAAAGATAAAGAAACTGATAGAAAAAATATAGCCGCTAGTCTTGGTGGAACCATTTCCCAAATATTGACGCCAACAGGCGCGCCAGCTCAAGAAAAATTTGCTAGAGGCACCACGGGCAATAAAGTTTTTGACGATTTAGAAAAAAGACTTGAGATTGAAAGGTTTATGCAAAGTAAGGGTTTTGAGTTTAGCGAAAGAAACGCCGCAATGAGCTATCAACAAGCCTTAATTGGCGCTGCAGGTGACCCAAACATTAAAGCTGCCACAACTGCTGTTAACACACAACTTAAGCCTGCTATAACAGCAGCAGTAACCGCTGCACAAACTACAGCGGCACCGCTAGCGCAACAATATGGACAAATGGCTACCGATATGATTGGAAAAGCCATGGATAATATTGTACCACAATTACAAGAAGGTCTTGAGAACGTAAAAATTGAGAACAAGCTCTATATTGATGGAAAAGAGGTTCAAGCCCGAACGATTGGAGCAGTAACCAATAGAGCTATGGCAGGAGGTCAATAATGAGTACAGATGATACAAATTACTTTAACGTAAACAAATACGGACGAGACAAGGGCGTTATAAACGATGCGATGACCGATGCATCTGATGCGTATGCAAATTTCCATCAAATGATTCTGTCTTTTCTTCATGTTGGTAGTGGAAATTCTGTATTTTTCAAAGCGTTTGTAACCGAACTAAGTAATAACTTTTCTTGTGAATGGCAAGCAAACAACGTGTATGGTCGAACAGACCCAATTCAAACCTATGGCGGTACAACTCGATCCTTATCACTTGCTTTCGATGTTCCAGCTTCATCAGTCACGGAAGCATATGAAAATCTTGGTAGAGTATCAAAGCTCGCACAAATGCTTTATCCAAACTATACACAAGCAACCGAAAACGGTGCTAAAATCATTTCTAAAGCACCTTTAGTACGTGTTAAGCTAATGAACTTGATTACAAATGAGAGAGAAGCAGACGAGTTTGTATCTGGTTACGGTGAATTATTTGGAGGTGAAATAAAAAGTCAAACCGATTCTAAAAGTCCGTTTCAATTATTTGATGAGTACCAAACATCACCAAATCCAGAAAATGGTCTTTTGTGTGCGATTAAAAGCATGAGCTATAACAGCGATTTGCAAAGCATACAAGTTTTTGAAAAAGCCCCAAACACCGTTTTACCGCAAAGCATTAAAGTGACTTTATCATTAGATGTTATTCACGAGGAGACATTGGGATTTGAAGGTTCTGAATTCACATCACCATCATTTCCACATAAGATAACACTTTCGGACTCAACCAACAAGATTCCAACAGACCAAAATTTTAAAGACATACTCACTCGAATTGATGAAGATGAGCGCAATCAAGCAAAAGAAGATGAACGTATTGCAGCACAAAACAGGCTACTTAGAAAGATGGGCAGAAACGCAGCTAATAATAGGCTTAGTAATTATGTTGGGAACATCTTTGGGAATGATAGCGACAAATAAGGTATTAAAATGGCAAGATATAAAGGAACAAGAAAATTTGATAACGATGTAGACTATTACGAGTATCTTAGAAAGAACAGAAAGCTTAGGTCTGTTACTCATTTTGAGACTCCAATTCTTAGAAACCCTACAGTGGAAGACAGAACACGTATTATCACCACTAGACACATCTGGAAGCTAGGCGATAGATTCTATAAATTAGCCGATCAATTTTATGGTGATTCTGTTTACTGGTGGGTTATTGCTTGGTATAATTCGGTTCCAACTGAAGCTCACTTAAAGCCCGGTGATATCATATTAATTCCTGTTAATTTGCAAACAGCACTTGATGTTTTAGGGACGAACTACTAATGGCGAGTTTACAAGAACGCCTCTATGGGCCCGGAATTGTAGAGACAATAAATACTTTTAGAGCAACCTTTTTTCCTAAGAAATTAACCAAGGCTGCAGAAAACATAGAATTTATTAAGAATATTGACAAAGCAATTGCGGCGGATCCCACATATCGAATAAGTGATGCGGAAAAAGCCCAGCTTGAAACACTTGCTAAGGATCCGGGCTTCGCCAAACACCAAGAAGCCAAAGAGCTTCTTGATCGCAATCAGAGACAAATAGAAAACGATGAATACAACGCCCAAGCTGTGACCGAAACTGAAGCTGCAGAATTTGGTACATCAGATCCGGCCGCAGGTGGTGTGAAGCAGGATCCTGAAACTGTAAAAACGGCAGTAGATGAATCAAAAAACGAAGAAGCTGATGAGGTTATGGATGTGATTGATAATAGAGAATATCCCGTTTTAAAAAGCTTCTCTGATCAAACTTATATTTTGATGCAAATGTCAAACATACTAAATTTACGAATAGACAAAACAGATAAAAATCCTGAAATTAAAAGACAATCAATTATACAAAAGCAAAATGGCAAAAATCCAAAGAATAAGAAGGGTGACGTTACAAGATTAACTCGCGCTGCTTTAACAAGCCCTCTACCATACGCATACTTAGAAGGCGACTCAGGTCAAAGCTCTGGAAATGCCATAATTCAATGTTATGGTGAGCCATTTAGCTTTGTTAATTATTTGACCTCCGATCCGAGATATCAAGGTTATTTAGACTTAAAGCCTGATAAGTTATCCAGACTGCAGCCTAAAATTAGATTGTTTAAAGAGTTTAATTCAGAGGGTAAATTAGACATTGTTGAAATTAAATTTCCTACTGATGGTATTGAAAGCAAAAATGTTTTGGATCCTTACACGGATAAATCAACTTCTGAATTAGAAGAATTTTTGAATGGACGCCGAGGATATGGTGTTGGTATTGAAAATTTTACGTTTACGGTTGACGGCACAAACCCGGTCACAAGAGATAGATCAGTAAGTGCTACACTTACTTTAGTAGCTAACAGCCTCGATGATTTACTAAAACCAAGAAGAGGTAAATCTATACGATTTCCAGAATCAAAGGATAGATTAGCGTATAAGTATTATGATTTAGCCATGCATACTGATACGGGAGATAAAAAACGAGAAGGGCCCTCAGATGAAAGCACAAAATTTGGTATGATTAATGATTTAGATTTTAGAATTTTAGCTGAAATAGGCATATCTGAAAATACTGACGTTTCTGAGCTTTCTCAGTTAAATTCCACTACTTTATCATTAGGCAGAATTAATCACACGTATCAAATTGGACAAGATGGAAAAGTTACATTAAACATTGAATATAAAGGTTATATTGAGAAAGAATACCAAAACCCAGTTGTTTGGGATTGTTTTATCACACGCGAGTCAATGAAAAATGATTTAAAAAAACAATTATCAGAAATTCTTCTGAAAGATAGCTGCGAAAAGGCTCAAATTAAAGAATTTCATAAACAAAATATTGTTACATCAGATTCTGATTTTAGGAACAGAGTTACATCAATTTCAGATGCTCTTCGTGATGCAGGAAAAATTGTCTACTATGAACTCACCACAAAAGAATTTGAAGCTTACAACACAATTTTTAATAATCACGACGCAAACATCAAGAATATACAAGAAAATGATGAAGCAACTTCTGAACTTAAAAAAAAGAAAATTAAAGAGGCATATAAAGTCCTGCAAGAACATTTAACCACTGCACATGAAGAGATTAAAAAAACTAAAACTGATTCAAAAGATACAGAGCGTGACGAGTTAAAGAAAGCAGCAACTGATGAAGGCGGAGAAAGCAAGAAAGGCGAAGATCCTTGCAAAGAAATTGACGCCAACAGAACACAAGTTTCTTTTTTCTTTGCCGGTGACTTAATTAATCTTATTTTGCAAGAAATGGGCGATGTTTATAATCAAAATACATTAATTTCATTAGTTAATAGTGCCTACGATGAACTTCGAGAGGATGAAATGTTTGGTGAGCTAGTGCCAGATACCAGTCGGGACGCAGAAAAAGTTCAAAGCTCTGCTTTTATACAAAACTTACTGGCTAAAGCTGAGCGTTTTCAAAAATTAAGAATTGTGCTGGGTCCGACACAATTCGATTCATTACTTTCTAATGATCAGCCCATGGCCAGTATAGGTGATGTACCAATTGCACTAGATTATTTTAATTCTTGGTTAGCGAGATCTGTAAAAGGCAAACAATTAAGATATCCTCTGTCTTCATTTCTAAAAGATTTCGTGACAGTATTTATACCTAAATATTTAAGAGGGACTCCTGAAGAAAATGATGGACTCATTAGTTTTAAAAAAACATACTCTTCTGTCCCATTCACTGCGTATAATCCACCAAATTTGCCCGATGAATTACAAGAAACAGATGCTTTAACGGCGTATCGAGTTGGTACCCGAGGTAGATCGCAAAATGGTCTTGTGTATGAAAAGATAGATCAAACATTTAGGCCGCTACTTGATCAAACAAGTAAAACCGTTAGCTCCAATAAAAGACTTTTAAAATCTTATGATTACTTAGTTTTTTATGAAAAGCGTTCAGATCCGATTTATCCAAAAATGGGGCGCCCAACCAGACAAATTGATAATGCGTTTGGTATATTTCATTATCAACAAGGAATTGATAGGGGCATTCTTAAAAACATTGAATTTAAAGCTACTAATATTGAAGGTCGCCGCGAAGCGCGCTTTCAAAAAGGTAAATTTAACGGTCTTGCTCAATTAACTGAGGTTTTTGATGCTACTTTAGAAACATTTCTTGATTTGAATATATATCCCGGCACTAAAATTTATGTTGATTCTGATACACTGGTAAATCATCTAAGCACTGAAACAAGAGAATTATTGGGCGACTACAAAATTTCAGAGTTTGGCTTGGGTGGCTATTATATTGTTAATTCTGTGACACACAATTTTGGACCCGGAATATTCACAACATCATTTCAAGCACAATGGGATTCATGGCAGCATAAGCGCCCTCAAACCAGAAAAACAAAAGAGAAGCCTGATGAGAAAGTTGTGAAAGCCAAGGAAAAGTGCAAAGCTGCACTTGAGGTTTCGGGAGGAGCCCAAAGCGGCTCATTAGCAGATTTAGCTAGAAGTATACTACAGTCATTTGGACTTGATGCTGGTTCAATTGACACTGTTATTGAATTAGCTGAAGATGCAGGCGAAAAGCTACAAGGCTATACTAATTCTTTATCTAAACTATTAGGTGGTAAACAAAATGAGTAAACAATTAATTGACGGATCAGCAGTTGGTATAAAAGAAGCATTTCGTAAGAAAACACTGTTTGGTGCAATAGCAACTTCAAAATATAAAAATTTAGTTGATTTTAATTTTGCTGAAAAACAATTATACGGCAGAGTTAATAGAGTTTTTACCCCAATTGTTGCCAATGAAAAAGTTTTTAGTTTTGTTAGTTTACCCAGCACTGATGCAGGCAATGTAACTGTTTATAACTTTGTTGCACATGCATTCATACAGCTTCAAAACAGATTCAAAATCAAATCACAAAGAGGCGAGATACAGTCTGGTGAAACATTTTTAACAGATTTAATTCCATACAAAGGTTATAGAGATCCCAAAGGGTTATATGACTCTTACACTACGATGTACGCTGATGTTATGAGTGAGATTGCAAGAGATGAGAAAATCTTTTATACTGATTTTAATGAGTTCATGAATAAAATGACACCATTCATTGAGAATACTATTAAAAATAAAAAACCTTTTACTTACCCAGCTTTTATCAAGGACAAAAAATGTCCGATTAATGTTTCTGGACTGGTTATTGAAATTGGTGATATTGACCCCTCAAATGACATGGACAAGTTTGAAGATTTTTATAGTAGCAACAACTGGGATTTTTACTTAAATGCATGCAACACTTACGGATTTATGGTTGATGCGAATAATCCTCAAAGATTAGTGGCCGATATTGGATCAGCAGCCATGACTGAATACATGAGGCTATATAATCGAGCCGTTGGCTCAACTGATGCTTTTCTTAACTCTTCTTATGATCCAGTTGGCTCCAAGTATTTTATAAATTTTAAGTTTTTTCTATATAGCATTTATAATGAATCTAGAAAACCAAAAATTATCACAATGACGGAAAATTCAAATGACGGTACAAAAATTGAAATTACTGAAAGTGTCTCATACACATTTGGTGATTTTCAAAAACAATTTGATGATTTGTATTTTTTCAAATTATATGCTAAAATAAGATTCATGGAAGAAGAGAGTAAATTTACTGAGTATGAAAAAACCAGTTTGATTAATGAAGCCACTGAGCTTGCCAAGGTGAACATATCCTTAGCTATCGATTTATTTGAAGAAATATTAAATAGAACATTTGACTATTCAGGCTCATTAAGCTATATTACGCAGAGACAAAAGAACTTGAGGCTTTAGTGTATTTTCAGGCATTAGATGATAAAAAAACATGTGTTGGAATCTACCATGATGGAAATCTTATATTTGATGAATCAAAGTTTCCAGAATCTTTTAAAGATTCAAAGACGTGGCGATACTCAGGTTTTCTGAATGATGATTCAATTGATTACGGCTGGATTCTTTCCGAAGGCGCTTCACTTGAGCGTATGTGCCCTAAAGATCTCGAAGAATCATTCAAGAGAGTAAATAGAAAAATGCACGCTTTCAAAAAGTCTTTTGAGCTTGCTAAGATTAATTTTAATAATCATTGTTTTTTTGACCTTGTGCCTCATGATTTTTTGTGTGAGTTTTTAGAAATTAAAAATGATATTACTAAACATGTGTTCGATATTTTTGACAAGCAAGAATATTATGACCATCTTGTTAGCGTTGAAAAGCTTTTGTATAAAATTCGATATCAAAACTTAAACATAAACAACGATAACTGCAGAGGGCTTTTTATGAGTTCTATGTCTAGAGGTGAAGTACAAAAAATTCTCAAGAGTAGCAAGAGAATTGATTACAATATTTTTGGAACTAGAACTGGTCGATTGTCAACATACTTTAAATCGTTTCCAATTTTAACAATGAGAAAAGAAACCCGAGCGCTGATCAAGCCTCATAATGATTGGTTTATATCACTTGATTATAATGGCGCCGAAGTTCGCACTGTGTTGGCTTTATTAGATGTTGAACAGCCACTTGGCGATGTTCACAATTGGAACATTCAAAATATTCTAAAGAAAAAGGGTATCATTGACCGCGAAAAAGCTAAGACATTCTTCTTTTCTTGGCTTTACAACCCAGAGTCAAAAAAGATCGAAAATACGATATATAATCGCGAACTTCTAAATGAGCGATACTACCATAATGGATATGTTTGCACACCATTTGGACGTGAAATATTTGTGAACGATTATAAGTCAGTAAACTATTTAATACAGAGCACTACAGCAGATCTTGTCAACGAACGCGCAGTGGCGCTGGACAAGTTTTTGAGCGATAAAAAGACATTTATTTCGCACATTGTTCACGATGAAGTGGTGCTGGATATGCCAAATAGTGAGAGATACTTGATTCCTGAAATCAAAAAAATATTTTCCCAAAACTCCCTTGCAGAATTTAAAACAAACTTGCGCGCTGGTAAGGACTACTATGACATTGGAGTTTTAAATTTATGATCTCTATTGTTGGAATTGGCAACGCTGCGTCGAAAATTGCCGAGAACTTTAAAACTCAGAAAAACAATTATAAGATTTATCAACTTAGTTCCGATTGTAAAAACACTAAGTTTACACGGAAGCTTGAGCGTTTTGAAAATCCAGAGGATTATGAAAACAATATTCCTGATCTTAAAAAATTTTTTAGTGATATTACCGATGACGTTCAAGTTATCATTGTTGGCGCTTCTCTAAGCTCCAACTACGCACTCGGTATTCTTGAGCAGATTAAAGAAAAAAATATTAATGTGTTCTATGTCAAACCAGATATTGAACTGCTTACCGGTGTTCCTAAGCTATTAGAAAACATGATGTTTGGTGTATTACAGGAATATGCGCGTTCTGGTCTTTTTCAGTCACTTACTATTATTTCTAATCTTGAGCTAGAAAAAGGTATTCAAGACTTATCAATTAAGAATTATTATGATAAAATAAATGAAACAATTTTCTCGTGCATGCATTATATGAACTTTTTCAATCACACAGAACCAGAAATAGGTATCATGTCCCGGCCGTCTAAAATAAATCGTATTAAAAGCATCGGTATGCTGGATTCAAAAACTTTGAAAGAAAAATGGTTTTTTCCACTTGACATGACTCGTGAAACATATTATTATATTTGCATTAATGAAGAAAAACTGGAGAAAGAAGTTGGTTTACACCGTAAACTTGTAAGCATTTTAAAAGATAAACCCCGCAATGCTTATAAGAAAATTTCTTATGGTATATGGGGCACACACTTAAATGACTTTGGGTTCTGCGTTGCCCACACTAACGCAATACAACAACAAAATACCCTTGACAAGCTAGAACAAGGGTGATACATTAGATGCTGTGGCAAGCACAGTATACTTTAACAAATAGGAGAAAATACTAATGTCAATTAACATGGAACTTATGCGTAAGAAGCTTGCTTCTTTGCGCGGCGAAGGCGGGGACAAACAGGATTCTGTTTGGTTTAAGCCACAAGAAGGAGAGCAAGATATCAGGATTGTTCCAACACCTGATGGCGATCCACTTAAAGAAGTTTACTTTCATTATAATGTAGGTGAACACAAGCGTGGCATCATGTGCCCAAAGCGAAACTTTGGTGAACGATGCCCAATTTGCGATTTTGCTTCCTCTCTTTGGAGAGAAGGAAGTGAAACCAATGATGAGGAAAGCAAGAAGCTTGCAAAGTCACTATTCGTGCGAGCACGCTACTTCTCTCCCGTTATTTGGCGTGGTCACGAAGGAGAAGGTATCAAGGTTTACGGTTATGGTAAGCGAGCATACGAAAACCTTCTTGGCTACATTTTAGACCCAGAGTACGGTGATATCACCGATACACACTCTGGCACCGATATTGCGTTGACTTATACAAAGCCAACGTCACCCGGAGCTTATCCACAAACAAACTTGAAAATGCGTAGAAGTTCGTCGCCATTGCTGGAAGACACTGAGGCAATCCCTGCCCTCCTAGACAGCATGCCCGATATTGAGTCATTGTTTGAGCGCCTTAGTCCCGAAGAAATCGATGCGATCCTTGACGAGCAATTATCCGGTGATGCAAGTGCTGAGTCTCGTTCCAACGAGTCCAGCAAATACAACACTGACGCTTCAGTCAACCCAGTTGATGCTGCATTTGATGAACTAATGGCAAATAAATAGTTTGTTATCGGAGCCGCTAGCAGACCGGCTATAGTCTGCCCGTTTACCATAAAAAGGAGTATATTATGGAATGGTTGAGAAGTACATTGCAACGTTGGAGAGTGCAAGTTAGTTTTGTTGCTGGGGCACTAGTTGTCGCAACAGCATACGGAACATGCACTGTTTCCCCAGAAGTTGCTGAAGAAGTAAGTGAGGTTACAACTGAAACTGTTGTTGAGCCTCCTTCGGTTGAGGTTTCTACATCTGAAACTGTTGATGTTGAAGCGCCTGCCGAGGCTACAAGCACAGAAACAACCACTACAGAAGCTACTGAAACGGAATAGCTGCAGCCGCTGGCAGACCGGTGTAAAGTCTGCCGTTTTCTAATCGCAAAGTTTTTACTAACTGATTTGTAAAGACGATGCAATCTAACAAAGGAGAACAGATATGAAAATTAGAAAAATTACTAAAACAGCACAGAACGTGTCTGTGCAAGATGTTGTAAATGACTACAACGATAAAAAAATGGCAATCGTTAAAGATTTCCAGAGACGAGTAGTTTGGCAACGTGACACTGCCAATAAATACATTGAATCAGTTAGTAAAGGTACCGCCGTTTCAGGTATCATTGTTGCTGATATCGAAAGCGGTATTGAAGCTTCTGATGCACACAGTGATATCAGAGGCGCCGAGAGATACCGAAAACTAAAAAGTGAAGGTAAGCTGACTGTTAATGAAGATGGTCAAAATCGTTTACGCAAGGGTCTAATGGGGTTTGTTAATAATGAAACTACATTTACCGGAACGCTTTACGACTTGAACTATCAGCCTCAACAATTCACTAATATAAAGTTTGAAAAGCTACCAGTGAGCTTTCAACAAGCGTTTTTGCACAGCACCGTGATTATTGTTACTGTTAAAAACGCACCATTTAAAGAGTTGCCATCGATTTTTCGTGATTTAAATGCTGGCGATCCTCTTAATAGAACTGAGAATCGACAATCATATCAAACTGATATTTCTAGTTGGATCCGAAAGTATTGCGAAGGCACTTTTTCTAACATCTGGTCAAGATTTAGTGGCTGCTCAGAGCAATCAATTTTGCGTATGAGAGATATTGAGTGGTTTACTCAAGCGTTTATGTCAATTAATGAACACACAAAGTCGCGCTTCTTTCGAGATGCAGATATGGATTGGTTTTATCAAATTGGTGAAAACCGAGCGATGTCTAAAGTCCCCGAATATGATGATGCTGAACAGCGTAAATTTATCTCTATCATGGAGACTATCAAGAACACTGTAGAGCAACAGCAAGCAGTCCCTGCCTCTAAGACCATCCCACAGAGAACTTTTTGGGCTATGTTGTTTGTTGCTGAGTATTTCTATGATTGTAATGGCAAATACGTGATTCACAGCTATGATCAGTTTTATCGAGATGTGCATTCTATTGATGCTCGCTTGGTTAACGATTCAAAGCATGACCAATCAAGTGACTTGAAGTTAGCCAGAGCTAATAATCCACACTTGGATGATGCTGACATCAGTGCCATGGCTCCAGATAGCGATTACTACTGGTACCAGTGTCGCCGCATGGTTAATCCAACCCGTCGCGACACCCGAAAAGATACGTTAATAGCAGAAGTAAAAAAAGCTATTAGTAGCGGAAAATTCACATCTATCAATGCACCAGTTGCGCTGGCTAGTAAGTGAAAACGCCTTTGAGATATCCCGGCGGTAAATCACGCGCCGTTAAGCATATCTTACCTCACATCCCCGAAGGTGTCGAACGAGTGTGTTCGCCATTCTTCGGGGGTGGCTCTATTGAGCTTGCTTTGGCAAATCGTGGAACTCAAGTGTTTGGTTATGACAAAATGAAACAGCTTGTGTGGTTTTGGATGGCGCTGTGCGGCGATAATAATCAATTGGCCGATGAGGTGCAAAAGCTGCGAGAGGAATATGATATCCGCAGTGGTGAGAAAGTGACAGGCTGTAGTAAAGACTCCTTTCACCAGTATCGCGAAGACCTCAAAACAGATTCATTCATGTTTTCTTACGAGAGGGCAGCGAAGTACTATGCCATTAATCGCGCCAGTTTTTCTGGTGCTACGTTTAGTGGTGGTTGGTCGGAACGTGCGTCATATGCACGCTTTACTGACTCCTCTATTAAGCGCTTGCGAGACTTTAAAGCCAAAAACTTTAGAGTAGATTACGCCGATTTTGAAGACGCAATCAATTATCATCCAAGGGCTTTCTTATACCTCGATCCGCCATACATGCTTAATGGATCGCAGAACTCTTTATATGGTATTGATGGTAATCTTCACAGTTCGTTTGACCATGAAAGACTACATGGCTTACTGACCAGCCGCACTGGCTGGCTGATGTCCTATAATGATTGCGAGACTATCAGAGAAATGTATGATGACTATGAAATAATTGAAGCTGAGTGGACTTATGGAATGAATAAGAGCAAACAGTCATCTGAGATACTAATTAAAGGGTAATGAGCATGAAAAAGATCATCGAAAGTTGGGACTTTTATCTAACGGAACAAAAATGTAAGCTTCCAAACCGAGGAGATATTGCTGAAGGTATTGTTGCTGCTGCTATCGCTGCTAAACTTTCCAAGAGAATAGATGGAAAAATAGGAATGGTCGATGCATCCGATGTTATAGCTCAAATTGCCAATATTAAACAAATGAACGCTGTAGTTAGCAATGTTGTTCCTGACTTTAGTAGTGAATATGAGGACAAAGTTAGTTTTTCTATTTCAATGCCCAAGCGTCCGTTTGAGGCTCTACTTGATAGAAATATTTTAACTTGCTTACAGGGCGAATATGAAGGTGCGGTTAGCTACGTAAATAGCCCCCCGATGCACAAGTTTGCAACAAGACTTGCGTCAAATAGAAAATCAAATGATATATTAGTAAAAGCGGCTGGCACAGAGGATCAAAAGGGTACAAAAGTTGATATATCAATAATTGTAGACGGTAATAAATTAAGGAATCAATTATCACTAAAAGTAAAAGGTGGCGAACAATTTGCACAAAAAACCGGAAAGGCTTTTGATGTTCAAAAAGCTTTTTGGGAGCCTCTTGGTATTGATGTGTCAAGTGCCGAGCAGGCGTACAATAGAATTGTTAGCAATATACCAGATGGTAAGCCATTTTTTTCTCGTGATGAGATTGATGCCGGAGGCTTTTTAAGGCTGGCATCTGATGCAACAAGTTTAATATACCAGCAAGCATATAAAGTTTTAGAGTCTAAGCTACAGAATGATAGATTTGAAGCTGAGTTTGTTAAATTGTTGGCTGATTATATTAAAACTGGTGCTGTTGGACCAGAGTCTGAGTTTATTGAGTTGGTGAAAATTTTACCCGGCGGTTTCAAAAGAGCTAGATTCGGTAAAAAGTTTTACACTGAGATGGAAAAAGCAAATTTATATCCTATTATTAATACTTCCGGTTCTTATCCAAAAATCCAAATTATTTACGAGGATGCTGCAGGAAACAAAAGTGTTCTTGTGCAAATGAGAGCTAAAGTAGAAAGAGCTTCGGGAAAGTCTGGTGGCACTAAAAAGTATGGTGTTCTAATGAGAAACTATCTTGAAACAGGTCCAGCGTTATATAAGTTAGCTGGTGTGTAAATAACATTTGACATCATTAATTTATGGTGTTATCTTATATTATAATTAACAGGAGGGCTAATGCCTAAGAAAACCACCGCCAAGGCCGGGCGTGTAAATTTACAAGATCTTATGAAACTTGTAAATAAAAAAGCAGGTCAAAACGTTGCTCACGATCTTACGGGCGATAACCCTACGTCTGTCAAAGAATGGATTCCAACCGGCTCACGCTGGCTAGACTCTATCATTGCTAAAGGTCAAATCGCTGGTATTCCAGTGGGTAAGATTACAGAGATTGCAGGTCTTGAAGCAACTGGCAAATCATACATGGCAACACAGATTGCCGCCAACGCCCAGAAAGCGGGTAAGATGGTCGTTTATTTCGATTCTGAGTCTGCTATCGACCCAATGTTCTTGGAGCGAGCAGGATGCGATCTAGAGCGATTAATGTACGTTCAAGCATCCTCTGTCGAGTTTGTGCTTGAGACTATCGAAGAGTTACTTGGTGCAACTGATGAGCAGATGGTTTTTATCTGGGATTCACTAGCATTTACGCCATCAATCTCTGATGTTCAAGGTGACTTCAACCCACAATCATCAATGGCTGTCAAAGCTCGTATTCTCGCTAAGGGTATGTCAAAGCTTGTTATTCCTATTGCGGATAAGAAAGCAACGTTTATTGTTCTTAACCAGCTTAAGACCAACATCCCGCAGGGTCCGCTAGCTAGACAAATTGCAATGACAACGCCCTATATCACTCCCGGTGGTAAAGCGATGCATTATGCATACTCGCTTCGGATTTGGCTCACCGGCCGAAAAGCAAAGTCCGCATTCATCGAAGACGAACGAGGTTTCCGTATTGGCTCTGAAGTTAAAGTAAAACTTGAAAAGTCTCGCTTTGGTACCCAAGGTCGTTCCTGTGCATTCCGCATTATGTGGGGCACTGATGATGTTGGTATCCGAGATGAGGAATCTTGGTTTGATGCTATTAAAGGTTCCGAACATCTATCATCCGCCGGCGCATGGTATACGCTATCAATGCCTGATGGATATGTTAAGAAATTTCAGCCTTCAAAGTGGACTGAGCTTGTAACATCTGATGAAGAATTTAAAAGCAGAGTTATCAGTATTATGGACGAAGAAATCGTGCAGAAGTTTGATAAACGCCAAGGCGATGCTAGCACATACTACGAAGATCCAGAGGATATATCAGTTCCAATAAAAGAATAAAATATTACTTGACTATTGACCTCCGATGAGTTATTCTATGACTGTCGGAGGTTTTTTATGTCAGAGCAGAAAAAAAGGGTTATTGTTATTGATGCCCTTAACATGTTCATCCGTGCCTATATTGTTGATCCATCTTTATCTACAAATGGTCAGCCAATTGGAGGTATCAAAGGAACTATCAAGATTTTACAAAAGCTGGTTCGCATGACTGAACCAGACGAAATCGTGATGGTTTGGGATGGACCCAATGGCTCATTGAAAAGAAAAAGTATTGATAAGAACTACAAAGAAGGTCGTAAGCCGTTACGCCTGAATAGAGCCGTACATAACCTCACAGATAACGAAGTGATTCATAATAAAATATGGCAGCAAACTAGAGTGATGTCTTATTTTAATGAAATGCCGATTATACAAATTATTATTCCAGAGGTTGAAGCTGACGATGTTATCTCGCAAGTTACAAAACTAGAAAAGTATGACGGGTGGCAGAAAGTCATTATCTCTAATGATAAAGACTTTTTACAGTTGTGTGATGATTCGACAGTTGTATATCGACCAACTAGTAATCAACTCGTAAATAAAAACCGAGTTATTGAAGAATATGGAGTCCACCCAAACAACATGGCACTAGCTAGAGCTATAGTTGGTGATGCTTCAGATAACCTGATTGGCATTAAAGGTGCAGGCTTGATCTCGGTCAAGAAAAGACTGTCTTTCCTTGCGTCGGAAAAAGACTATACTATCAACGAGTTAGTTGATTTCTGTGAGAAAGCAGATAGTAAATTGAAATTTTTTACTAACATCATTGAGGGAAAAGAAGTTATTTCTCATAATTATAAAATGATGCAACTGTACGCACCGTTGTTATCATTTCAATCAAAGCAGTTTATCTCTGAATCGATTGAAAACTTCCAGTGTACCTTCAACAAAACAGAAATTTTATCTCTAATGAGAGAGGATGGTTTTGGTGAATTGAACTGGGAAGATTTGAGAGCAAATCTAAATAGAATTTTATTAAATTGCTAGTTGACAATTTCACTAAACAATTTATAATACAACCACGAGGTTAATTTGTCAGCTAAGCCATCTTTCAGCAATTATGGAAAAAGTTTCCAAGAAGATTTGGTGCATCTAATACTTAATGATCGTCCGTTTGCGGACCAGATTTTAGAAGTATTGGATGTTAACTTTTTGGAGCTTGAATATTTGCGCTTGTTCACAAATAAGATTGTTGAATATCGTCAAAAATATTCTAAACATCCATCGCACACTATTGTTGACTCTATACTAAACACAGAATTATCTAAAGAAGATAAAGTAGTATCTGAGCAAATTAAGGAATATTTTAGCAAGGTCTCGTCTACTGAAGTTGAAGGTTCTGAATATATCAAAGAGCAGTCACTAGATTTTTGTAGAAAGCAAAATCTTAAGGAGGCAATGCTAAAATCAGTTGACCTTCTGCAATCTTGTTCGTTTGATGAAATCTCCAAAATTATCAACGATTCCCTCAAGCTTGGTTCTGAAAATAATTTTGGCTATGACTACCTTGCTGACTTTGAAGAAAGATACTTGCCTAAGTTTAGAAACCCAGTTACTACTGGTTGGAAAGAGATCGATGACATTTGTGGCAGCGGTCTTGGCAAATCTGAACTGGGAGTTGTTGTAGCGCCCACTGGCGCTGGTAAATCTATGGTTTTGGTGCATCTTGGAGCACAAGCGATCAAAGAGGGTAAAACTGTCATCCATTACACTTTAGAGCTTCAAGAGACTGTTATTGGTAAGCGATATGATAGCTGCATTACAAGTTATCCACTTTCAGAGTTAACGTCTTTTAAAGATGATGTATACGAACAAATCAAAGACTTAGAGGGACACTTAATTGTTAAAGAATATCCTACAAAATCAGCAACAACTGGTACAATAAAGAACCATCTTAACAAACTAATCAAAAGGGGAATTGAGCCCGGCATGATCATTGTTGATTATGCTGATTTGTTGCGGCCGATGGTTATTAGAAAAGAAAAAAGAAATGAGCTTGAATCAATTTATGAAGAACTCCGCGCGATATCCACAGAATATAATTGTCCAATCTGGACCGCTTCACAAACTAACCGATCAGGTTTGAATGCTGAGGTGATCACAATGGAACAAATTTCTGAGGCTTTTAATAAATGTTTCGTAGCTGATTTCATCTTCTCCGTCTCACGAACAATCGAAGATAAACAAAATAATAAAGGTAAAATATTCATCGCAAAAAACAGAAATGGTCCCGATGGTATGGTCTATGACATATTTATGGATACGTCAAATGTCAATATTAGAGTTTTACCTAAAACACAAACTATAAATAATGGCGTGGTTACGTCACCCGTGCAGTTAACACCAAAAATGCAGAAAGAGCATTTACATTCAAAGTATCAAAAATTTAGAAGGAACAAAACAAAATGAAAACTATTGAAAACATCCGCAAGTTCAGATTATCTGACTCGTTTATTGAGCCTTACACAACAGCCGAAGTACCATGGGGTCCGCTTGGGTATGTTACCTTCAAGCGCACTTATGCTAGAAGGTTGAGCGAATTTGATCCTAACGCTACTGGCACAGAAGAATGGTGGCAAACATGCCGTCGTGTCATCGAGGGTATGTTCAATATTCAAAAAGAACATGTTGTTCGTCTTGGATTAGAGTGGAATGATAATAAGGCACAGAAAACAGCGAAAGATGCTTTTGATCGTTTGTTTAACTTGAAGTGGACACCACCCGGTCGCGGTCTTTGGATGATGGGCACCAAATTTGTTGAGGAAAGAACTGGTGCCGCTTTGTTCAATTGTGCTTTCCGTTCCACACAAGATTTATCCAGCAAAGGTGGCTACATTTTTGCTTGGATTATGGATGCGTTGATGGTTGGTGTTGGTGTTGGATTTGATACTAAGGGCGCTGGTACCCTTAACATTAAAGAGCCAGTGTACACTAATGATACGCTGCTTATTGATGACTCGCGTGAGGGCTGGGTTGACTCGGTACACTTGCTGCTTGACGGCTTTTTTCTCGGAGGAAAAGTACCAAAGTTTGATTATTCAGCAATCAGACCTGAAGGAGCCCCAATTCTTGGGTTTGGTGGCACCTCTTCTGGAGCCGGACCATTAATCGAACTACATGATAACTTGAAAGAACTTTTTTCAGATAAAATTGGTGAACAAATTACATCGGTTGATATTGTTGATGTTGAAAATCTAATCGGTCGTTGTGTGGTTGCTGGTAATGTGAGACGTTCTGCTGCTTTGGCGATTGGAGATTCTAATGACTTTAGGTATCTTGAGATGAAGAATGATCAAGAAAAGCTTTATCACCACCGTTGGGGCTCTAATAATTCATTTGATGCTGAAGTCGGGATGGATTACAGTTGGCACGCTGAGCAATCGCAAACTAATGGTGAACCCGGTTATATCTGGCTTGAAAACGCGAGAGCATACGGAAGAATGAAAGATGGTGAAAATTATGATGATATCGAGGTTATGGGATTTAATCCTTGTGTGGAGCAAAGCTTACACAACGCTGAGATGTGTTGTCTAGTAGAAACGTTTCCTGCTAAACATGATGATTATGAAGACTATCTTAAAACATTAAAGTGTGCTTATTTGTATGGCAAGACCGTTACTCTTGTTAATACACACTGGCCAGAGACAAACGCCAAGATGCTTAAAAACCGTCGCATTGGTTTGTCACAATCAGGCATCGTGCAAGCTTTCAATAAGCATGGACGCCGCGAAATGCTTGAGTGGTGCGACAATGCGTACACACAAATTAATGAACTTGACAGAGAATACTCTAACTGGTTGTGTGTTCCTAATTCGATCAAGATGACATCGATTAAGCCTTCCGGCACCGTTTCGTTGTTGAATGGCTCCACCCCCGGCATCCATTTCCCAGAGGATGAATACTACATCCGCCGTATTAGATTTTCTAAGTCGTCACAAATTCTTAAAACATTAGAAAAAGCAGGTTATAATATTGAAGATGATAAATACTCTCCGAATACTTCTGTTGTCGAGTTTCCTGTCAAGGAGCCATATTTTACAAAAGGAAAGCGAGATGTTTCTATGTGGGAACAACTTGAAATTGCAGCCCAGTATCAGAATTATTGGGCAGATAACGCCGTGTCTGTTACGATCTCGTTTAAAGACTCTGAGTCAGATCAGATTCTTAACGCCTTAGAGATGTATGAAACTAGATTAAAAGCAGTATCATTTCTTAAGTATGAAGAAACTGGATATGAACAAGCACCCTACGAATCTATTACTAAAGAAAAGTATGAAGAGATGAGCAAAAAAGTGCAGCCAATTATCAAAATTGAAGATGATAAAGGTGGAGTAGGCACTAAATTTTGTAGTAACGATACTTGTGAAATTTAAGGAGAAAAATGTTTAAACCAGTAAATCGACACATCTTGATTGATCTTGATCAAAGAACTGACGAGCAAAAATCATTAATTATGCTACCAGAAGATTATAAGCCTGAACAGCAAAAACATTCAGTTGTGCAGGTTTTGAATAAGTCTGATGATGTTAAGTTTGACCTTGTTATTGGTAGCAAAATTGTCGTAGATTCGTCTATGATCGAAGAAATAGTCATTAATAACACTACTTATAATATAATATTAGAGAATTATGTTGTGGGGGTGCTGTAGCCCTTGAGGTAAAGTTAATGGATAAGAATTTCTACAATGAGGCTTCTGCCAAAAAACTTGGCTGGGAGCCTTCTTGGTTTAAAGAAAGATTTTTTGACGATAAGCTTGTAAGAGCTATAAAAAAATGGCAACGTTCGCGTAAATTAACGGCGGATGGTTTATGCGGACCTACAACTTTCAGAAGGCTTTGGACCGAGCGTCAAGCAGAGATTGACAATTTTAAACCCCGTAGTAAACACTTTTCAAATTATATTGTTTACAATGGTGAATTTCATCCTATTGATTGGGATAAATTTGTCTTATGGTCAGAGAAGGGTGGTCTTGAAACACCGCATGGAAACTACTATGATTATTCTGGAAGACCTAAAAGACAAATACGGTATTTTATAAACCATTGGGACGTGTGTTTAAATTCTACCTCATGTCAAAATGTGCTTAACAGGAGGGGCGCTTCGGTTCACTTTTTAATTGATAATGATGGCACAATTTATCAAACCATGGATCTTCAGCATGCTGCATGGCATGCCGGCTCTGAAAGAACAAATCGGCCGTCAATCGGTGTGGAGATATCAAACGCTTATTATCCAAAATATCAAAGTTGGTATAAAAAACATGGCTTTGGAGAGAGACCTATAATTGACGATGCTTGGGTCCATGGAGAAAAACTAGACCCATTTACAGGATTCTATCCAGAGCAAATAGAAGCACTAAAGTCGCTTTGGGTCTCTATCCATCATGCAACTGGTATACCATTCGAGACTCCAACAAATCAATTTGGCAATACCTCTACAAAATATGAACAAGATGTTGCATACGGAAAGTTTTCTGGGTTTGTTAGTCACTATCACGTTAGCAAAAGAAAGATAGATTGTGCTGGATTAGATATTAAATCTTTGCTTGATGGAATATATGTTTCTGATAAGGTGTTAGATGATTAATGTTTATGAATTTTATATTGTTGATGATGGGCTTAAATGTTAGCTACTACTCCGAGCTAGTAAAAAAACGAAATCATGAGTGGCAAATGAAGCCGGGAGTTACCGTTTGCAGCCACACAGGAGTTCAAAGTTTCAGAGTCTCGCAAGCTATTAAATACTGGGAAAAGCTTGGATATAGATTTGATTACATTCGCTACGATGATACTATATCTTGTGGTGAACCTAGATTTGGTGAAATTATCTTAACCATTCCAGACCAAGAATTTAACTTTAGTGATCATATGGCATCAACAAGGATCACTATTTCTAATGAAACAAGAGAGATTGTTAAAGCTAAAATATTTTTGTTTCCTAAAACTGCCAACAAAGAAAGAGTGCTGGAACATGAATTGGGTCACGCTTTAGGGTGGCCACATATTAATATACCTTATCATATAATGAACGCTAATTGGCATACCGGTGGTCACAATTCAAAAGGTTTGCATCTTAAACAATTTTACAAAAATTACGTTGATTAGTGATATAATATTATCGTGATTTTTAATTATGATAAAGTGGTTGTTGGTGGTGATTTGAGAGCTTTACTGTTTGCTTATATAAACTCATACCCTATCATTTTCGCAAGATGGCAAAAGCCTTTTGACTATGAGTTCTTTAGTCCAGAGACTAATTTAGAATTTTGTGGTATTCCAGAACAGACTAAAACACTAAGCTGTAATTCTAAAACTAAGAGGGTCGGCATCAAAAAAGTTATTTTATGGGAAAGGCTTTATTTTCTATTGTCATTAAATGGATTACTGCCACTGTCTAATCTATGTTCAACAGTTAGACACAGTGAAGGAAGAATATCATGCCATAATGAATACTCGAAAATTGCAGAATTTGAATTTAATAAATGTTTTTACTTCGATTCACCAAACTGTTTTAACTTTGCAGTCGATAATTTATTGGACGAAAGCAACTATTTATGTTATGATGAAATTGCATTTAATAAAGGTGGGAAACATGATATCGAGTTTATCAATGGTGACGATGAGTTTGTTAGCGAGATTTACTTTCATATTACCAGCCGTCTTCTTGGAAATAATTCTATTAGAGATGCTGTTGCGCTATCAACACTAACTGAGAGCCAACTACAGGATTTCAATTTTTCTGAAACAATGGCTTCATTTAAAATTAGCAGCCTTTTAAAAGAGAATGGAATTAGAGGTCAGTTTAACGGGTATTCTAAAAATGGGGTACCAATGTATTATAACTTCAAAACAACCAGTGTCAGAAGAACAACAAGAAAACTGCCGGGAAATATTAAATCAAAATACAGAAATATTAAAATTGTAGACGACGATGTTTATAAGATTTTGAATCATTGTTTAAATATTAAAGATTCTTTTTTAACAAAACTGCGAAAAGATGCACCTTAGCGGAATTATACCAATAGCAAATTACGAAGTTGAGCTGAAGACTCACTACCCAGAGCTATTGACATTAGTAGATGAAGAGTTCAACTTGATACAGAAATCGGTATACGAGTGTGCCGCAGCGGGCTGCAACACAATATGGATTGTAGCCAACGATAACATGGCGCCAATAATAAGAAAAGTTGTTGGAGAATGGGTTTATGACCCTGTTTACTACAAAAGAGATTTAGAAAGTAAATTTTATTCACACTTAAGAAGAGAAATACCTATATATTACGTCGGTATCAAGCCAAAGGACATGAAAAGGAGAGATAGCTACGGTTGGTCAATTTTAGAAGGTATGCATGCATCATACATGACAGCATATAAGATTTCAAAATGGCTTTTACCAGAAAAGTATTTCGTTTCATTTCCTTTTGGAGTTTTTGATACTGATGTAATACGACAAAATCGTAAGTTAATCAAGGATAAAAAGAAAAACTTATTTTTTACGCATGATGAAAAAAGCTTATTATCAAACGATTATCTGCCATTTACACTAACAGGAGAAGATTTTATAAAATGTCGAAGAAACGTGAACAAAAAGACAACAAGGGAGTTTTTACCCCCTTTACCAAGCGAAAAGTACCCAACCAAGCGTCTACCAACTCATCAGAGATGGTCGGCACGATTCTTCAGTTTGTATGATATCTTCCAACCACTAGAAGAGCAAAAAAGCAATAACCTAGAACTAGATTGGTATTATGACGTATCTTCTTGGAATGGCTACATTAATTATTTGAGATCAGGTAATATTATAAATAAGCCATTTGATGCATTGACAAAGCCCCACAAACACGTTAAAATACCATATACACTAGGAGAGTAAATGAATCGAAAGAATTCTAAGATTAAGTTTGTTGGCTTGCACGCACACAGTGTCGCAGGCTCTATATTTGATGCCATTGGATATCCACAGGCACACATGGACTTTGCATACGAAAATGGTTGCGAAGCATTAGCTTTGACAGATCATGGAAATATGAATGGTTTAGCGTATCAAGTCTTGCATGCAAAGAAAATGCAAGAGGCTGGTAAAGAGTTTAAGCCCATCTTTGGTTGCGAGGCTTACTTTACGCCGTCTATTGCTGAATGGCGGGACGCCTATGAGCAAGCCATGGCTGATAAGAAGCGCGCCCGTGCCATTAAGAAAGACGCACAGTCTGGTGCTACCGTTGAGGATGAGGGAAACAGCAAGCAGGTTCAGGATATTCTCCGTCGCCGCCGCCACCTTGTTCTCCTTGCACAGAATCAAACCGGGTTAAACAATCTATTTAAGTTGGTATCCGAGTCATATCAGCCGGAGAATTTTTATCGCTACCCACGTATCGACTATGCGCTGCTCAAGAAGTACAATGAGGGTATCATTGCTTCTTCTGCTTGTCTTGGTGGGGTGTATGCTGGTAACTACTGGGAGAACCGAGAGGACGGCGATGAGGCAGTGCTGGAAGCAATGCGAGAGACAACTCGACGTATGGTCGATATTTTCGGTGATCGCTGGTATGCCGAAATCCAGTGGAACAATATTAAAGAGCAGCATGAACTTAACAAATATGTAATTCAAGTTGCTAAAGAGTTTGGCGTTGGACTGGTTTCTACAGCCGACAGCCATTACCCCAACCCTGACGCTTGGAAGGACAGAGAGCTTTACAAGCGTCTTGGTTGGCTTGGTAAAGGACGCCCATCATGGGCTGACGAGGAGTCGGAGCTACCAGAGGGCGTTGAAGAAATTGGATATGAACTCTATCCAAAGAATGGTGATCAAATGTGGGAGAGCTATAAGCAATACTCCAACGAACAAGGCTTTGAATATGATGATGATTTGGTTATGCAAAGTATTGAAGAAACACATCGCATTGCCTTTGACAGAATTGAAAAGTTCATGCCAGATAATACAGTGCGATTGCCTGAATTTGTTGTGCCGGCAGGATTTACAGCCACTCAGGCACTGGTAAATTATGCACTTGAGGGTCTAAAAGATAAAGGCTTGCATACAAATAAAGAGTACACTGACCGTTTGCGAAAAGAGCTACACGTTATTGATGACCGCGGTTTCTCGAAGTATTTCTTGACAATGAAATCCATTGTCGATGTCGCTACCAGCATGATGCTTACTGGACCCGGCCGAGGCTCAGCGGCGGGCTCACTGGTGGCATATGCACTGAATATTACACAGGTTGATCCAATTAAGCACGGTCTACTCTTTTCTCGATTCTTGAGAGCAGATGCTACAGACTACCCAGATATTGACTATGATGTATCTGATAGTATGACTCTTAAAGAAAAGTTAGTTGAGATGTGGGGTGCTGATTGTGTTGCACCAATCTCTAACTGGAATACACTACAGCTTAAATCGTTGATTAAGGATATTTCCAAGCTCTATAATATTCCATTCACTGAAGTTAATACAGTTACATCAATCATGATACGGGAAGCTACCCCTCTAGCAAAACAAAAGCACGGTATCAAAGCAGGAATCTATAATCCAACATGGGAAGAAGTTATCGAATTTTCTCCAGCACTTCAAACATATTTGGCAAAATATCCTGCTGTCAAGACACACGTCGAAGGTCTTGTTGGTCAAGTTCGTTCTTGTTCTCGCCATGCTGGCGGCGTCGTTATTGCGGAGAATCTTGATAAAAATATGCCACTGATCAATTCGGGCGGTGTGCGTCAGGCTCCATGGGCAGAGGGACAGAACGTTCGCCATCTTGAGCCTATGGGCTTCATCAAGTTCGATTTGCTTGGGCTCTCCACACTTAAAATGATGGAGGGTGCGATATATCATATTTTGCGCCGCCATCACGGCATTGAGGAGCCAACCTTTTCAGATGTGCGAGAATACTATGAAAAAAATCTACACCCAGAAGTTGTGGACTTGAACGATCCAGAAGTTTATCAGAATATTTTCCACAAGGGTAAATGGGCTGGAATCTTCCAGTTCACTGAAAATGGCGCCCAAAGCTTTTGTAAGCGTGTAAAGCCAAA